CTACTTGAACGAGGCATGTTTGTTACAACTTCACTATTGGATGAGCTGGGTGACACGTCTCAAGAGCTCGTCAAAGTATGGCACAAGACCCCTGTTGTCGTTGGAATCGACCCTGCTAGAAAAATGGACTCCACTGTTGTCACAGTCGTCTGGGTTGACTGGGACCGACCTGATGAGTTTGGCTATTTTGACCATAGAGTCCTCAACTGGTTGGAACTACAAGGCGACGACTGGGAAGAGCAGTATTTCCAGATTGTTAACTTCCTTTCTAACTACGACGTCTTAGCAATCGGAGTAGACGCCAACGGTGTTGGTGACGCAGTAGCCCAACGTCTCAAGATTCTTATGGGTCGTGCTGAAGTGGTTGCTGTAACTTCTAGCCAGTCAGAGCAGTCTAGACGGTTTAAGCACCTACAGGCCCTTATTCAGCGCCGTTCCCTCTCGTACCCGGCCCACGCTAAAACCCGCAGACTACGTGCTTGGAAACGATTCTACCAGCAAATGACTGACGCAGAAATCCGGTACAAGGGCCCCAACTTCATGGTGGCTGCTCCCGATGAGGCTTACGCTCACGACGACTTTGTGGACTCACTGGCTATCGCATGTTCTTTGACTCAAGAATTGGTCATGCCGTCAGTTGAAGTCAACAGCAACATGTTTTTTTAAAAAGTTTGAGTTCAGTGTGCAAAATACTGAATAACACGAGAAACTAAGTATTGGAAACAGTCGACTTTCCAATCCCTAATTTAAGGAGTTCCCATGGGTATCGGTCCAACACCACAGTTCCCAGAGCGTGCGCCACAGGTTTACGAGCGCAAGATGTCTGGTAACCTAGAGCGTCGTGGCCCTCTTCGTTTCGAAGAAGGTATCGCAACTGACACTGACGTACCAAACGATTTCCAAGTTGGTATCATGAACGGCTTCGCAGCCGCTCCTGGTCGCCCAAACCGCAATGCACCAGTATGGCAGAAGCCAGCTGCTGAGACTCTTTCAGAGCGTGCACACGTAGGTTCGGCAGCATGGACTGAAGCACCAACCTTCCTTGGCGAGTTTGCTCACGGTTCTTACTCACAGAACGCAGAGCAAGTTGTTGAGACTAAGGTTGTTTCGGGTGGACGCACCATGCGTCTAAACCCGACAGTCGTAAACGACTAATACGCTTGTTGGTCACCTCGCCCGAAAGGGCGGGGTGCTAGCAATCTTGGAGGAGAACAAATGGCCGATGTGCCAGTAAACGAAAAGCTGTACGCTATGGTTGTAACACAGGCCAAAGCTAGGTACCGCATCTACCCGTCTCCAGGTGCTTCGCACTGGGTTCACCGCCGCTATCTAGAGCTTGGCGGTAAGTTTATAGCCTCTGAGGAAATCGCTAAGCGCAAAGAAATGTTGCAGCGATGGCAAGAAGCCCGAGCTAAGGCACGTGGCAAAGGTGACGATAAAGACGCACCTAAAGGAAAGAAAGACAAAAAGGATAAGAAGTAATGTCATTCACAGACTTCTCCCCGCCGTCTTATAGAGCCGCATCTTCTGACCTTACTATCTCCATTTCCCCTTTGGGTCTTGTTGAGCTTGCGGATGAAGAGTTTGAGGTCCACGGTCCTCGCCTAAACCGTTACAGCCTAAACTGGGCCATGTACCTTGGTCACCACTGGGGCTATCGCCGTGAACAGGGCGAAATGCAAATTTCGATTAACTACTACCGTGCGTTCCTAGACTACCTAGCTCGCTTTACTTTTGGTAACGGCGTATTCTTCCGTTCACCTAAAGCTACAGAGGCGATTGTTCCTGACCGTCTACAGCGTGTGTGGGAAATAGACAACGACAAACAGCGTGTCCTTTTTGAGATGGCCCAAACTGGTGGAATCACCGGCGACTGCTTTGTAAAGATTGCTTACGAAGAAGCTTGGGAAGACAGCATTGGTCGCTACCACCCTGGCCGTGTTCGTGTTCTTCCTCTAAACCCTGCGTTCTGCTTCCCTGAGTTTCACCCCCACGACCGTACTAGACTCCTGCGCTTCAAGCAGAAGTACCGTTTCTGGGGAACCTCTCTTGAGGGAACTCGTCAGGTGTTTACTTACACCGAAATCCTTACCGATGACATTATCGAAGAGTACGTCAACGACGAACTGATTGACAGCCGAATGAACCCACTGGGCGAAATCCCGGTTGTCCACATCCCTAACATCCCAGTTTCTGGTTCTCCTTGGGGACTGTCAGACGCTCATGACATCATTACAATCAACCGTGCGTACAACGAAATCGCTACTGACGTAGCAGACATCATCAACTACCACGCCTCTCCAGTTACCATCATCATTGGTGCTAAGGCAGCGAACCTTGAAAAGGGTGCTAAGAAGGTATGGGGCGGTCTTCCTAAAGACTCTCAGGTGTTCAACCTTGAGGGTGGTGGCGCAGGTATTCAGGGAGCACTAGAGTACCTAGACCGTTTGAAGATGTCTATGCACGAACTCATGAACATTCCTGAGACTGCTCTTGGTCAGGCACAGCCTATCTCTAACACTTCAGGTGTTGCGCTTTCTATCCAGTTCCAGCCTTTGATGAACCGTTGGACTCAGAAGAAGTCACAGTACGGGTCAGGTCTCGAAAGAATTAACGAACTCATCATGCTTAACCTTGCGGTCAAAGAGCCTGAGACTTTCACTTACAACCCTGACGTAGATGGCCCAATCAAAGACGGTCAGCTACCTCAGCTCGACCCTAACGACCCAATCACTTACCAGTCATACGCACACTTCCCACCACCGCTACCTCTAGACAAGCTAGTTCTTTTGAACGAGCTTTCACAGAAGATGGCTATGGGACTTGAGTCTAAGGAAGGCGCTTTGCGTGCCCTTGGCGAAGAATTCCCTGAAGAGAAGTTGCAGGAGATTCGTACTGAACTTATTGAGGACGCTGAGTCTGAGGGTGCACTGAACCTCGTTAAGGCCCAGATTTCTAAGCAGCTCATGGACCTAACCGGAATGATGGTTTCTCCTGATGGCACTGCTACTCCTATGGACCCAATGCAGTTGGGCGACGGAGACATACTTGGTGACGGTCAGCTGGGCCCTGCGGGCACAGAGACCCCTGAATCAGCAGACATGGCTGCGCAGCAGAACATGCAGGCTGAACAGGACATCAGAAACGCTTTGGTAACTAAGGCATACGGGACCGCAATTCCTCAACGTGCAGTAGTTTCTAAAGATTAAAAAACTTTACTTTAGTGAGAAATTCAGCGGATTATTTGCTGAACTTAAACTATAACTGACAAGGTCAAGTGGCACTAATTCGGATAACGACCCCTAGAATGAAAAGAGAATCCTAATGGATGAAAACACACCAGAAGTAACTGAGGTTACTGAACCAACTGTAGACATTTCTGCTGAAGAAAGCTACCTACCTAACACGAGCGATGTCAAAGAAGCAATTCAGAAGGCACGTGCGCAAGAGAAGGCAAAGCTTTACCCTCAGGTAGAGAAGCTACAGGAAGAACTCGCACTACTCCGGTCAAAGGAGCAGGAGCGAGAGGCTAAGGAAGCTGAGCGTAAGGCAGCCCGTCAGGCCCGTGAGGCCGAGGCAGCTGCAGAGCGCAAGAAGCAAGAAGAATCTGAACTTGAAGTTCGTGACCTTCTTAGCAAGAAAGAGCAGGAGTGGAAGTCTCAGCTTGAGACCGAACGCCTAGAACGTGAGAAGGCATTTGCCCTTCTTGACCAGGAACGTAAGTACCAGGAGCTCTCACAGTATCGCCAGGCTCGCCTAGAGGCTGAACGAGACAACATTATTCCAGAACTAGTTGACCTTATTTCTGGAAATTCACAGGATGAAATCGAGCAGAGCATCCTAGGTCTTAAAGAACGTTCTGCAAAAATCTTCGAATCTGTTGCGCAAGTTGCACAGCAGAGTCGTAAGGAAATGGTAGGAACTCGAATTACGAGCCCTGCCTCTGGACCCCTCGACAACGACTCGGACTCACGACAGTACTCACCAAATGACATTAATAACATGTCTATGGCGGACTATGCGAAGAACCGTGCCAAGCTACTTGGCACAGCAGGTAATAACCGTGGACAGGGATTGTTCGGTAATTAATCACCAAACCCGACCGTCTTTGAAAGGACATAAATAATGGCTTCTGCTATTACAGGTTCGTCCCAGCTCGCTGGTGCACCAACCGCTTACTCAGGTTCGAACAGCCAGCTCTCGCAGGCTATTCAGACCATCTGGTCAAAGGAAATCCTATTCCAGGCTATGCCTATCCTTCGCTTCGAGCAGTTCGCTGTTAAGAAGACTGAACTTGGTGTTGCTC